ACGCTTCTTCGTCCTCGTCTTCGTCAGACTCGGACTTCTTGCCGTTCTTGTCCTTTTCGTCTTCGGACGCGGATGCACCGCTGCCGGACGAAATAATCGCTGCACGGATCCTCTTCTGTTTGTCTTCCTCGCTCGCGTCGCTCGCAAGGATACGGCCGATCGCGGCATTGAGCTTCTTCGTGCTCATCACGTTCTCCTGTTTGTTGAATTGAAGCTCGGTTTGCGGCGAGCGTCCGCTGTCGAGGAAGGCAAGCAGCGCTGTGGCGGCTTCCGCTTCCGTTCCGATTTCATCGACCAGACCGAGCGCGAGGCCCGACCTTTCGGCTTCAGAATGTTGCGCGAGGTAGCACCGCGCTTCCTGCGCACGGACCGCATCGGCAGTGATCTTGCGGCCCTCGGTAACGCAACCCACGAAGATTTTCGCAATCTCCATCACATCGGATTGAGTGTCCTCGCGGGCCGCTTTCGAAAGCGGCTTCCAGGATTGTCCGTCTGTTTTGTGCGGCGCGCTTTCGATCGCTTCGACTTTCAAACCCCAATCGTCGAGCATTTCGCTTTCGTCGATATGCAGCACCACGACGCCGATCGAACCGACGCCGCCCGTGCGCGCGGCAACGATATGATCGCAGGCGGATGCGAGCGCATAGGCTGCCGAGTAAGCATGCTGCGTGTACGCCCAGATCGGCTTGCCCCCATTGCGGGCGGAGCCTTCGCGAATCTCGTCGGCAAGTTCGAAGCAGCCATCGACCAGCCCGCCGCCGGAATTGATCCGCAACATGATCGCGCGGATCGCCTCGTCGGCGCGCGCGGCGGCAATGGCCGCGCCAATCTGGTGATAGCCGTTGACCCAGCGATAATTCCACCAGTCGATATAGCCTTCCGGCGTCAGCACGCCGCTCACGTCGATTACCGCGATACCACCGGCACGCAGATAGCCGCCGCTTTCATATTGTGCTTCAGGAGCCCAGCGCGGCGCGGACATCATCGTTACGGGCGGAAGGAAATCCCCCGCCTCGTCGCTTTCGTCCGCGCGCCAGCCGATTGCCCGGCCGAGACGCGCAATCATGGACGGGCGCGGCGTTTCGCGTTCCGCCATCGCAAGCAGCGCTTCCACGCGGCTGCGCTCCATCAGCAGCGGACGGCGCGCCGTCCGCAACAGAAAGTCTCGCATGACGATCTCCGGTTAGGGCCGCGCGTCGCGCGTGGCCGCAGCTTCTTCTTCGCTGTCGGCGTCTTTTGCCGGCGACGCGGTTGCGGTGCCGGATGGAAGCGTGATGCCATAGCGTTGGAGCAGTTTGTTTTCGCGCGCGATCGCCTGCAGCGTCTGCTCCAGATCGCCGCCCTGCTCCGCAACTTCCTTCTCCAGCGTGGTCAGCACGCCGCCGCGGCGCAGAAGTGCAGCCTGCGCTTCCTTGACCGGATCGACATAGCCGCGCGGCGGGCCGATCCAGTCTGCGCGCACATAGGCGGCAGGCGCATCGTAGAAATCCGGCGCACCTGCCGGGACTTCGATCTCGCCGGTATCGAACGCGTCTTCGAGCCATGCGGTATAGATGGGCTGCGCATAGCCCCAGATCAGAATGGCTTTCAGCCGCTGGATCGAGCGCCACACTTCGTTGAGCGCGGCGCGCGCCGACGAATAATTCGTGCGGCTCCAGTCCATCGAAAGCTGCTCGTAGGAGATGCCGATCGACGCCGCAAAGGATTGCAGGAACGCAGTCTGAAAGGCCGGGAAGCCCGTCACCTGGCGCGGTTGCGTATTGAGATCGAGCCGGTCGGTCGGAAACATCGTGAGAATCTTCGCGTCGTCCATCACGCGACGCGCGCCGTAAAATCCGGCTCGCGAATCCGAGAGCTGCTCCAAATTCGTTGCGACGTTTTCCTCGCCAAGCAGTTCGGACGCGTATTCCGAACCGAGCTGCGTATAGATCGCGCCGACGATCGAGCCGTTCAGCGCAGCCGCCTTCACTTCGGATTCCGAGTAGCGCTGCAGGAGGCGCATCTTCACCAGCGCCGCCGCAAGCCGCGAAATGCCGCGGTGCTGACCGGGGCGGCGCCGCTCGAAGCAATGCAGGACCTTGGGACGCTCCCAGCCGTTCACCTGGTCGAAGCGCGGGATGTAGTCCCAGTCGAGTGCCGCGACATTCATCCCGACCTCGCCGGGATGGCTCTTGCGAATGTGATACCCAACCGGCTCGCCGTTGCGGCCGAGTTGCACGCCGCCGCGCAATTCGTCGGAATCGGGTTGCCCGTGCGGATTGGAAAGCCGATCGGCATCCACCACGTGCACAGCCGTGGCGTAAGGCCAGCTCTCGCGCGGAAGCCAGCGCAAAACGCCGAGCGCCTCGCCGACGCCAACGAGCTCACGGCAGGCGAGTCCGACGATGCCGGCGAAGGGCGCCATGCGCTCGGCATCGCAGCGGAAGGTCGGGTCTTCCGCAAAAGAGCGCCAGCGCACTTCGATCTGGCTTGCGAGTTCGTCGGCCTGATCCTGGCTGATACCGAGCGCGCGCGCATCCGGCTTCGCGGAGATCCGGAAATTTGCGCCGACCGCCATATCGACCTGACGATCGACGATGGCCTGACCCCAGCCATCGTTGCGCAGCAGGTCGCGGATACGAGCGGTCGAGATATCGCGGTCGTAAAGCCATTCGGCATCGGCCGACAGATTCGGCGGCACCCAGCCGAGCAGCGACTGCATACCAAGATCGGCCGCCGCATGAGGCGTACGCGCAACATTCCCGCGCTCGGTTTTATAAACCGAGGCGTTCGCCTTCATGCGCGTCACCGAGAGCGACGCTGCGGACAGCAACGATGCATCAGCCATGTGCTTCCCTTAGTAGCGGCTCGAGAACCCGGCGCGGATCGGACGCACGCCGGAAGGCTCGCCGGTCAATCGCGAACGAAGCACGCGGAGCCGCGTCAATTCCATCTCGATCTGCTCCGGCGTTGCGATCGCGAGCTTGACGCTTCCGCCGGCATAAGACCCTTCGATGCGCTGCGTGCCCGTAAGAATGGCAAGCTTGGTCGCTTCGAGTTTGGTGATCGATTCCTCGATCTGTTCCAGCGTCAGGCTCATCGCAATCACTCGTTCAGTTTGGAGAGGCTGGCGAAGCGATCCGCCTTCGACGATTTCTTTTCGGGCTTTGCCTGCGATTGCGCCGGGCGATGCAACAGATCTTCGAGATCGCCCTGCTCGTCCTTGGCTGCGACTTCCCGTTCGGCTTCGTAGCGATCCCAGACCTTTTCGGGCATGTCGATCACGCCGAACTTCGTCGCCGCGGCCCATGCCTGGCAGTATGTATCGAGCGCTTCGTTCGCCTGTCCGGGGTCGATCTCCCATCGCGGCACAAGAAAGCCGTGACGTTTGACCATGACGCGCCGCTCGGCGGCGAGCTGCTGGAAATAGATATCGCCCATACCCTTCGGGAAGCCGACGAAGCCGCGCTGCTCGCGGTCTTCCTTCAAGGCGTTGCGATAGAGCGCCATTTTGAGAATCGAAGTGTTGAAGTTGAAGAACCGCCGCGCATATTTCAGAACCTTGCCGGTGCGCGTGTTGCGCTCTTTCTTCACCCTTGCCAGCCGCGGGGCGCTGTCTTCGCCGCGACCGCGCACCATGATCAGTTTCGACATCGGGACTTTCTTCGCGAACTCCCAGACGTCTTCGGTCCAGGCGTTGCCGTCGATCGCGGCGAGATCAACGCCGAGCTTCTGTCCGTAGATGTTCTTCCAACGCTGATCGTTCAATCGCGCGAGCAGGCGCTCCTGGCAGCCTTTATCGGTGATGTGGCCCGGTTCGATGAAGTAGTCGATCACGAAGGTTCGCTTGTCGCGGCCGAAACCGACAAGTTGACCCTCGCAGCGGTCGATCTGGCAGTCGATCCCCATGAACAAGAGGATTGCCCCGGCGGGAATTTGGCCACGCGTGTAATCCGATGTCTCCGCGCGATCGCGGAGCTTTTCCCATGGCGGGGATTCCGAGGCGACACGATACGCCTTGCCGGTCGTATCGTTCGCGAAGGTCTTCTCCGCGTCCGCGTCGCCCTTGGACTTGAACCACTCGCGAGCGATCTGTTCCCACGTCTGCAGGAACGAATAGGCCGACCATATCCAGAACGAACGGTGCCAGCGCTTCGCGCCCGGATTCTCCGCGCGCCATTCGAGTCCGGCGAGCAGCTGCTTGCGGTGATGTTCCCTGATCTCGGCGCCGCAGGACACGCAGGTGAAATGCGCATCTTCCGGCCTCGCGGGATCGAGATGCTCCAGCATGTTCTCCCATTCGAGAACCTGCTTGTGCTTGCATTCAGGACACGGAACGTAGGGCCGCTCCTGGCTTCCAGCCTCGTAATTCTTCGTGATGCGGCATCCCGGCATAACGAGCGGCGTGGAGATTTTCAGTATCTTCGCGAAGACGACTCCGCGCGAACGGTTGTCCGACTGCGCTTCCGGGTCGCCCGCATCGTTGACCTCCCATTTCGAGAGATCGTCCTGGGATTGCCTTCTGACCGTTACCTGCGAAAGCGATGCTGGCGAATTCGCGCCGGAGATCAGAATCGCGCCGAGCCCGTCTGCCCTTTCCTTGTAGAGAACCGAGTCCGAACCGTCGCGGGACCGGACTGGAAACAGCGGCGACAATGCGGTCGTATTCCGCAACATCGGCGCCAGCTTCATCTTGGACCAGCGGCGGGCATTGTCGTCGGTCGGATGAACAACCAGAAAGTCGCCGGGATCCATCGCCAAGGATCCGAGCGTGAAGACGTTCTGGATGACGGTCTTCCCGACCTGGGCGGAGCCCATCACGGTAACGATGCGGCACGGATCGTCGGGTGAAAGAGCGCGCAGCGGCTCGTCGAAGTAGCCGAAAAGCTCGCGGTTATAAGGCCCCGGAAACTGACTTTCGCGCTCGGTGAAGACGATGTTGTCTTCCGCCCAGCTTAGGT